TCTGATCATCCTTAAATTGTATTGTTGCTCTATCGTTTTCTACCACTATAGTAGCAGTCTTAGATTGTCTGTTAAATTCATCTATATACTTAGATATATCTTCTCTTGTACACAAAAATGACAAGAATACAGACAGCTCTTTTGCTGCTCTGGATGTATTATGCTTTAGATCGTTAGTTTTTTGAGTGTGTTCTATCAGTTCTAAGTAATCATCCAGATTTATTGTAACTGTTCCTGGCAACTTCATTAGAACTTACCTAATACTTGAAACTCATTAACAAACAAATACTGAACTTCGTCAATATGTATCATCATAGCCTCTGTATTTGGATCTACCATGATCTTATCACCTGGCTCACACTGCGTAACTTGCGGTCCTACCGCCAATACTTCTACAATATTTGTCTGTAATTGTCTTGCAGTCTCGTCATCAAGAATGATACCTGCATCTGTCTTCTTTTTGTCCGGTCTTGGTACTACTATCCATGCACCAAACGGTTGAAATGTAAATTCCTTTGCCATTGCTATCTATAATTAGTTATAAATGCAAAGGTATAACAAAATATTTTACAAATACAAGTGTTTTGTGAAGAACTTCACTATTGGGTACACCACACCCCTAGGAGATTTGCTATTTCAGTTGGAACTTTACCTCTGGCAGTGCTGTCTTTTGGACTACCTAAGGACACTAAAACTGATGTTAATTCATCACACCTACCTCTGTGTAATGTGCCCTAACCGTTGGCTATATCCGCCTTTTCAGAGACTATTGGAGAAAACTCTAATCCTTATTTAGGATCTACAATCCAACGTCTGACCCCATAACTACCTTTCGGCCCTCTGGGGTGATACGTATATTACGTGTCTCTGCGGACAAAAATACTAAAAAAATTTTAACCACCAAAATTTTTGAGCGTGTGAACCAACTATTGCAAAGACCCTCACTAGGTATCGAGTTTGGGATAGTCCCGTGCTCAACTAACTAACAATTGTGATTATGAACAAATTTATTGATTACCTGCGTGAAGCAGGCTATGTATCGGCTGAGCTAGTGCACGGCCCTAACGGCAACTTCGTTGCTTGTATTAATGGTGAAGGTTTGACTACCTACTATCCTGTTGGTGGAAGTTCGCAAGAGTGTAAGAACATTGCAGACTTTAACTATGTGACTAGTGAGAACGGTCAGATTATTGCTACTATTAACAATTATTCTACACTTGACAAAGTAACTTTGTAACAAGCAAGAGGCTTCGGCCTCTTTCTTTTTATTTTTTGTTAGGTTTTACTAGCTTACGACTGCAGTTGCTAGCGTTCATTCACCACTTTTCACCACATTTTACCAATCAATAGGTTTATTCCTATTA